ATGCTTGCCCATCGGCAATCATCACAAACGATTGATGTGTATCTTGAATCTTCAGGCGATTTAGCAAACTACCTGCAAGGTGTCCAAGATGAAGGGAGCCGGTGGGACGATCACCGGTCAGACTAACTAGTTTTCGTTCATTCATCACAGCCTCCCCGTAAATAATTTTGGTGATCCTAGCAGGACTCGAACCCGCGACCGATCCGGTTAGGCGCCGGACTACTCTACCAACTGAGCTATAGGACCATCTTAGAAGCACAGTCTACTTGCCAACTGGCTTCTAGTCAAGCAATTTCTTACGGAGTTACCAACTTCAAATAGCCATCCGTGATGTATTGGCTAATGTCGTAGAAGGCTGGTCGATAGGTACCAAACTCATCATCAATAATTTGATATTCATGATCACTGATTTGATATTCGGTTAATTGAATCTTTTCGCCAACTACAAACATCTCGTTTTCGAGTTCCCATTCCGCACAACAACCGTCACCACAGCGAAATAATTTCAATACTGGGATTGCACGCCAATCGTTTTCCGGATCTTGAGGATTAGCCAATACTTCGTGCAGCATAATCAGTCGTGCTCGTATTCGTCGATTTCAACACCAGCAGCAGTAACAGTCACGCTAACGTGATCACCAAATGCAAACTGCAGAACGTCGTGACCCAGACTAGAGTGCATAAACGAGCTAAGTGCATCCAGATCGGTATTGTGCATTTCGTTCTCACCATAACCACCATAGACCTTCAGATCTGCTGGTTCGTCTTCTTCGCTGTCATACTCGCCCCAGAAGTTAACTACGTCATAGTTCGATGCGATCACATCTTGTACTGAGAATTCACACGCATCACCATCGCTAAAGTATGGAGTGAATTGCACCCACTTGATAACCTTGATTTCTTGGTGATTACTGAAAATAGTCTTCAGTTCAGCAAGGAATGCTTCCTTTGCTTCGTCGCGCGCCTTTTGCATAGTGGCTTGCAAACGAGCTACCGTGTCTTTGAAATTTGTTGTCATATTAGTCTTCTGCTCCGAATGATATTTTTGTAGTTTTAGTTACGTTTGATTTCATAGTACCACTCATCCATGGCTGAATGGTCATGTTGTTCAAGTAGTGTTCGACCGTTGGAATAAATCCCAAGTCTTCCTTGATATGTGATTCAGCTTCATCCCTCGGACTATATTCTTTACCAACCGAGTTCTTCCGTACCGCACCAAACATTTGTTCCACTAGGAAACAACCAAAGGCGCTGTGTAGTATTGCCCGATGCCGAATGTCTGGCATGCAGGCTTTACTCGAATCAATAAAATTGTGAATATCCATATAGTCTTCAATAACTCCGCCGTGTCGTTTTACTGATAGTTTGGCGTGAAGGTATGGTTTCATTTTTTATTTTTAAGAATTTTAGGGATGAAAATGTAAGTAACAAGCAATGCTAGCATTAATAGAACGCAAGCTGCCACCTGTTGCCAAATAGGATACATTACAGCTTTGCGATAAAGTCTTTGAACGTGGTGTCGTTGGCATTGTAACCAGGACGTGTGGCAAATGCATCATCCAAAGAACGCAATGCTGTGATGTCTGTAACGTTAAACAGACGCCAGCCTTCAACCTTTGCTGGGTCGTTCTTGTCGTTGGTTTGGAATGCACGGAGCTTCAGTGCGCCGTTCTTGTCTTTACCAAAGGTATGTGGCTCAACAACACGAGCGGCACCTTTGTATTCAACGATCAATTGCTTCTTGTTTTGAATTGCTTCTACGATTACTTGGTTCATTTTATTTTTATTTTGTTATTGGTTCGATAAAATCAATACAGCATTCAACGATTGTTCCTTCGATTACATTCAAAGGAATAACACGTCTATACAACTCATCGCCAAATTTAATACTAAGGATTGGCAATCCTAATACGAATTGATAATCTTCAAAATCAATTTCACAAGTGGTATATCTCGCCCGCCCAGAGAATCTCATACCGGGTGATCTATCCGATGCTTCTTTTGCCTTCTTATAGCCCTTAGTGATAATGGACCTTAAAGATGGTGGCTGGTATATGACGATATCTTCGTCATACTCTAGCGCAGAGGCCTTTATTAATTTCATGTGTTTAAGCTGATGTTCGTCTAATATGGTATCTGGCGAGATACGATGCCGATGTAACTGAACATTCTACCACGGTGGGGTTGGTAGAATCTACCGCTAATGGAACTACACCCTGATAAACAGAATCATCAATTTCGATCTGATCAATGGACACACCCAGTTCGAATGGTGTATCTTCAAAATCAAATACTACCGTATTCCACGTATGTTGTCCAGCAACTTTCAAAACCTTAACGTTTTCTTGTTGCCATTTGATACTACGGAACAGTTTAACATACCAAGGAAATGGTACTTCCATTTCCAGTATTTCTATGTCAACTGAAGCTTGTTTTATAATTTTCATTTTATTTTTGCCAATTCTTCTTGTAAGACTTCAAGTATCTGTTCACGTAATATTTGGCTTTTAGCCGCTTCAATCATTATATTACATTGCTCATGCAAGCTATTCACTTTTTTCTCACGGAACATCATATTGAAAAAAGAATAAGCATGTTGCACATACGGATGCGGTGGTTGGCCGTCTTGATATATGTAGGCGATATATGGATGGTCAAACATATCAATCCCACAAAGAACGGAAGTACTTACCAAATAGTTCAAAGCCTTCGGTAATGCGAGCATTATATGCCATATGGCCTACATGATCGTAACTATCATTTACAAAGAATGCATCTTCCCAATCATCGTTCAATATCTGTTCAAATGACCAAATCATTTTGTCCATGATTGCTGACCATTCAGCTGCTCCAGCTTCCCAAGCCTTGTCGTCATCTTCAGCATAAAAATCAAAACTACTTTGAGGTGAATTTGACGTATATTGGAATCCCGACATATCCCCAGGGGCACCATGTTTCACACTGTTCAATTGCTTAAGCATTGGCAATACAATTGCCGCCAGAGTATCGTCCATACTCCACACATCGTACTTGTCGATATGAATATCCATGATTCTTTTGCGGCGAGCATGAATCCATTCACAGATGGTATTCAACGGTGTGTCGGCAAGCTTCTTACCAATCTTACGACAGGTATCCTCGGATACACCAACGTGCTGCAATAAGTCAGCAATTTGGTAAGGACCCCACCAATTCAAATATGGACCAATGTTTACTTTCATAATCTTTTAACGGTATGCATCACGATTTAAAACTTTTTCTTCAACCAAAAGCTCTTGTAGAATTTCTCGTATTTCTGCTTTCTGGCGTGAACGACGAACTGCCTTGATTTCCACTTTGCATTTTTCTTCCAATAAGGTAATTTGATCCTTATTGAAAAATAAATCGAACATCGAATACTCAACGTATGGATACGGAGGCCATCCGTTGGCTGCTGGCATGTATGCAATGTGGGCCATTATTTTTGCTCTTCGTAAATTGGAATCACTTCACTTTGGGTTTCAATCCATACACGCGCACCACATGACAATGGCTTATCTGGCGAATATACGATACGACAAGGACCAGTCACTTCAACAGCATGAGCATACGTGTTTGACTTGTAAGTCTTAACGGTCAAAACAGGATCACGATCGCCAGATTTTGCGTTGGCTTTGATGACATGTTGATTGACGTGAATGATCGTTCGCATATTATTCAGCCAGAATGACTTCGTGAACTTCGTAAAACTTAATGGTCAGGTGCGACAAGAACGCCAGCACGTCTTCATCGGGCATTTGTTTGATAAAGACGCTCAGTTCATTTAAACTGTCGTGACCTTCACATGAACTAATTTCCCATCCCGGACTGTACTTTTCCATCAAATCTTCAAGAGCGCGTTTATGCACTTTGGTGTCACGTACCAAATCTTCAACACACCAAGCATAGTCGCTCAAATCGGCATCACGAAGATCAGACAAGGTCAAACGAGCCGCTTCGGCTTCCGCCTTTTCTACGCTGCGATACAATATGACTGGGGTCACCGACTCGCTTTCTCCGCGATAAAATACTTCGTCGTTATACTCGTAACCAATTGCACCAACCATATATAATTTTTCGTTTGTCATTTTGTTTTTAGTCTACGATTTTTACTGCCGTTCCAGCATTAAGACGAATAGCCTTACGCTTCACATTACCAGAGAACGTTTCGGCCAATTCTGCTTGCTCAAAACAATCAGCCAAAGTTGGTATATAACCAAGATCATCGATCACATGTTGTTCAGCGATGTCACGAACTGATATCTTCTTACCTGTCGAGATGGTGATATAGGGAGCACGCTTAAACTTGCCATCTGGCATTTGCATGATCTCACCAAATACTTGCTCGCACAGAAAGATACCATATGCATTGTGCAGCACTAAACGATGTCTTGCATCAGGAATGTGCGCTTTCGTTGAATCAAACCAATCATGTATTTCAATATAATCTTCTGGAATTCCACCAAATTTACTGGCAGAAATCCGCGAGTGCAAGAACGGCTTCATGTTTTATTTTTAATTTGTCTACAACAGATGCCATTCTACAACTGGCAGCCACAAGTGCAAGCGTTATTTTGAATAGTCAAAAGAATGGCACCCAATCAGGATGCCATTGTACAACAGCTAAGGTGAATATATTACTTAGAATCGCAAGTTGCTAACTTGCTGGAACAACGTGATAGGAACAGTGCTCTGATAGTAGGACTTGGTAATAGATAGGGCATCACCAACTTCTCTAGTTTCAATGTCGCTGCACAGTTGCAACGCTGCAACTAGCAAGGGGGCTACTTCAGCCTGTAGCCTCTTACCTTCTATTGCATAGTTGTATTTGAGCAATGCTGGAACATGACGCCCCAGTATTTCCAATGCAGCCGTAAGGCCTCGTGTATTGAATTGATAACCAATATCATCAAATCGACCAACAAGACGCTGCGTAGGAAATGCACGAATACTGTTTAGCTTTAGCTGGTTGACTGCGTGGTCAGCACACGCCTTGTCCACAAATACATGAACAGGTGAATGCGTATCCTCATCAATTCGTTCCATTATCACGTAACAATGTTGCATCGTTCCTCCTGGTAGTTAAGCAAATGATATACTCACCTGCTTCACTTAACAAGCAGGTTATTCACCTCGCCCTTCCAAGCGCCATCGATCAATCATTTCCTTATAATGATCAGAAAGGCCGTCAACGTCAATTGGCATATCTGGATCATCAATCAAGGCGGATTCAATCCCATAGAACTTTAACACAAGTTTGTTTCCCGTTTTTGCAAAGGAAGCAGAACGAGGCCATGAATCACCTTCAGGAACATGCATAAGCTGCAACCGCCCGTCATACCACACGGGCATCTGTTCTACAAACCATAAAGGAGCACAACCATCGCTCACAATAAGGTCTGGATCAAATTTCTGCAGTGTCTCGATTAGCTCCCTAACCGTTGTGCCTGTTCTCATGCTGTAATCTCTTCAATTGCTTTAAGCGTAGCAACACCCTGAGCGTCAATATCAAGCGAGCAGTTACGCAAGCGGATAGACCCCTTCGTTGCATCATTATCTGGTGTTTCTCGAGTACTCCAAGGACACAAAGCATTTACGTGATGAACATAAAATGTCTTGCCCTTAGTCTTCAGTACCCACATTGGAATCCACGAGTATTCCAAATGTTTCTTGTTGAAGTGAAAGTCTACACGATCGCACTCGTCAATACGAATTGGAAATTGCTCCAAGTGCGCGTTCATCTCCTTCTTCATTTTCGTGATACCAGCCATTCTGAGCTTAGCTTCATTCAGAACAGTGCACAGCTTATGGGCATTTACCGTCATACTCTTACGCTTAGCAAGCTCTTTGAGCACGATGCTGTGGTTGTAGTCATGGGTACTTACCATGCTCTTCACATTAGCGATACTGCCTTCAACCATAGCAGACTTGCTATGACGTTGCTGTGCTGTTCGCAATGCTTTCTTTTGTTGTCGAATACGACGCGCAAGCTCTTGATAAACATTGTTGAATTGAGTGCGCCACGCTTTGTAACCGTCGATATCGGTAAAATGGGGTTTCAGGCCGTTGACTGACATATTAAATTCCGCTCCAAGTAAGTTTAAAAAGAATCGCATCCATATGTGATTCAAAGATTACGCCAACTGTGTATGAACAACCACTATCCCAACCTACGTGTTCATACTTGTCATTACAATTGTCAAGACACCATTGTTTCATTTCATCCATCGTTCCATATGTGAAATCAACCGCCTTCACTAGGTACCAGTCAGATGGATACTTCTTCAAAATGTCATTGACTGCAACATAATCTTCCCATTCGTCTTCACCAATGAGATCATCATATTCTAATTCATCGTCTGTCTGTATTTCTGTTTCCATTTTGTTCTCTGTGGTCTTTGACCATATTTTTTTTATTAGATTCAGTACTGTCATGCTCAACCTCGTGTTCTTGTATTTGGTCGCCGAAAGCTAGCAAAAACGCATAAGCTTCAACTTTGTTCTCTACTTCCCAGTAGTGATAACGACCATTCTTTTTGTCTCTTCCTTTCAACCATACTGGACTAAGTGCCAGTTGATCCAACGCCTCATTTCGGATGCGTTTCATCGCTTTGTGAAATCCCTCCCCATCGTTACCAAAAGGAGTTCTAACCAAATATTTTATTGGCATAATTTGAACCTCTTCGTGATTTGATGAACTTCGTGCTTGCGAGCTGGACCAATACCGAGTGCGGTAATGATTGGGCTTCCATCGAAGTGGGGAGGTAAAACATGATGTTCGTCGATGATCAACGAACAGGGGATACCAGCAGCTTGAACCGCATGGTAGGCTTTCAAGAGTGCGTCTTGATTCTTGGCTTCAAGACAAAGCTTCGTGCCAATACCATCACGCTGGTAAAATTCAGCGATATCAGGACGTTCTTGTTGCGATTTTAAAAAGGAATTGAGATACGCATGTCCAGCTTGAGATGCAAGCTTACCGGACGGCATATCGAGGTCACCGCGAATGACGGCAATCAGACGATAAGGATCCTCTTCATTCTCCGTGGGAGTATGAAATTCGAGGGGGCTACAGAACCTACTGCATAGCTGTGTTCATTTTGGATTCTCCAGTTAATTTAAAACGGGCTACATGAAGTTTCATGCAGTGTTTGTACTCTAGCATGAAACTTCCCGTTGTGCAATTATTTATTTCATTCGTTGCAATGTTGATACATTAAAGCCTGATTCTTGTTCCAAGTATCGAGCAGCATCAAGAGCTGCTTGGCAACCACTACCAGCACTGGTGATAGCTTGACGATAAGTTGGATCTGCTACATCACCACAAGCAAAGACGCCAGGTTGACCAGTGCCTGTTTGGAATGCCATAGTTTTAGTTGTCAGGATGAACCCAAAACTATCCAAGTATACCTTACCCTTACCCTTGAACAAGTCGGTGTTTGGTTTGTGACCAATAGCAATAAACACACCCTTGACATCAAGAATATTGAATCCTTGAACAAGATTGCTGGTGCCACGCAAGGCAACACCTGTTACTCCAGTGTCATCCCCTACGATTTCTACAACATTTTCATTCAAATGCAATTCGATCTTACCGCTGGCTACTTTATCCATCAGCAAGTCAATCATGATTTGTTCAGCTTTGAACTTATCACGACGATGAATCAAATGCACCTTACTGGCAATGTTTGACAAGTAAATTGCTTCTTCCACGGCAGTATTACCACCACCCACAACGGCAACTTCCTGGCCTTCGTAGAAGAAACCATCGCATGTTGCACATCCAGATACCCCACGTCCCAAGAATTCTTGTTCTGATGGCAATCCGAGATATTGTGCCGATGCACCAGTTGCGATGATCATTGCATCACAGGTGTAAACGTCGGCCGTTTCAGTCACTAAGGTGTAGGGCTTTGTAGCGAACTGCACATCTACCACTTGATCCAGGACTACAGTTGCACCAAAGCGGACCGCATGATCTTCCAATCGTTGCATCAGATCAGGACCCATGAGACCAGCAACATCACCAGGCCAGTTATCAACTGTGGTAGTTGTCATAAGCTGACCACCTTTTTCATGACCGGTAATAACTAATGGTTTCAAGCCTGCACGAGCCGCATACAGAGCAGCAGTCCAACCAGCGGGACCACTTCCCACGATAATAAGTTTTGAATGCATCTTTTTTCCAATAAAATGAAACCTCTATAGGGTTTCTATAGAGGCCATTCTACTGATAAAGTGGCAAGTTGCCTAGTTACTTCTTTGTTGCCATAGATGCTTGATCGGTAGTCAATACGTAAATCTTACCGCTGCTGAGTTGCTTGACTTCGAAAGGGTTCTTACGTGCTCGCGTATTGTATCCCACAAACTGGAAGTCACCAATGCCCTTGAAGCTATAAGTTGCTTTGCTATCAAAATTCTTGATATACAAGTCGCCGTAAAGGTCGAGCATATTTTCGGTTCTGGCTGCCTTGAGTGTCTTTTCACCATCAATAGCCACTTCAAGTTTGAACGTGCTAGCGGTCGGAGAGAATCTTGCGTTTCCGACATGAAGTGTAATTCCGTACTTTTCACCAAGTGCTTTCAATTCAGCATTAATATCATCACGCAAGAACGAGAGATTTGCGTTGTTGAATTCCGTGAACTTCACCGTCATTTGTTTCTCCGCAGTTGTTTACCATGTCATAATGATATATTCATATGGCAATAGGAGCAAGCGTTAGTTTTTTGCCATCGTATAACGCTTCGTGATATGAGCTATCTCATCACGATAAGCAGGGCCAATACCCAAAGCAGTAATGATAGGCTTACCAGTAAAATGCGGAAGCATGACATGCCCACGATCAATGATCAAAGCATGCGGAATATTTGCTGCTTGGCAGTCACGATATGCACGAATCAATTGATTAAGATTCTTCGCGTACATGAGAATCTTCGTGCCTTCGCCCGTTCCCATGTACGTAAGCTCATTTGCAATCTCAGGACGTTGTTTACTAGCTTTGACCCAGGCATTGAGAAACGCGTGTCCGGTTTGCGCAGCGAGCTTTGGTGCTGTCATTTCAAGATCAGCGCGATAGATTGCATACATGTTGAGGGGCCGGTGATCCTCAGTAAAGTCGAGCATCGTTCTTGCTCGCTCATCAAGTAATGCTTGAATGTCTGCATCAAGTTGTTCCATATAGCCTCCAAATAGCGATAGCCATATGATAAACTCATATGGCTATTCAAGCAACTTATTGCTTATTGAAAGCTGCTAATTTCTGGGGGACAAAAATTACCAACTATCTCAGTTTGTCCATCAATGTATACTGCTTGATGATGCCCGTGTTCATCAAAGTAATGCATCTTGAGGCGAAGCAAACGTGACATAGGATATGAATCATCGTAGTCACCAATTGCAGGTCGCATGTCATAATTCTGGAAAATCTGCCATACATCTTCATGCTGTAACATTGTAGCTGTTGCAATGGCTTCAGTATACAGGTCTCGATGGTCATCGTCCCAACCAATATCTTCTGCAACTGAGTAAAGGTGCTTGATGAGATATTCACATACTTTTGCAAATACCAAAGCTTGATCTTCAGTCTCAAACAGGTAAAATCGGGTGTCGCACATTTGATACGGGCGATCATACTTAAACAACAACTCAGCTTGCCATGTTTCTGGTGTAGCGGTAAATGGAGTCAAATCAAATTTCATCAATCGTAGTCTCGTTATAATTATTTTGGTGCAACCATAGCTAGATTTTATCTATGTGAATATGAAGCTATGCTGGCTTTTTTATCGACGATTTCATCCTTCCCGTCAATAATAACTCTATGCGGCACGCCATGCTTGTCAAAGTAATGCAAGCGCAGACGAATAACGGGGGCAGTTGATCCACTACCATTAAACCCCAAGTCTTCATAGCAGAAGTGTTCAAGCAATGCTTCAATATCGGCTTGCGGTTCATTCAACAATGCTGATAGTCGAGCAGCAATATCTTCCAAATGACATTCGGAGTCATGCCAACCAGCAGCATAGTTGTACAGAATTTCATTGAAACATCGAACTAGCAAACGAGCCTCTTCTTCATTGGCTAGCATGATCCACAGAGTTTCAAATACGTCAGCGTCACCATGCATCAGCAGGATTTCACCTTGCCATGAGTTACGCTGTCCTCGTTCTTCTTGTATTGTTAGTTCCATAGTCAATCCAAGTAATCGTGTAGTTTACAACCAGCGGGCACTACCCCCACATATTTGAGGTTATGCAGCGTCGCTAATTCAATAGCGTATTCCCTCGCCGCCTCATATTCGGTGAAAGTCCGGCGAGAGGCTATCGCCCAATCGCTCTCTTCGTAGTCTTGAACCCATGCAGTATCTAGCTTACCACGATCACCCTTAGGGTATATAACTCTAACTGACATGTCAGCTCCAATGAAAAACGAGCTGCCATAATAGCAGCTCGCTCATTTAATTACAATACTGCGGTGCAGCGATAGTCTTTATGAAGTTTGACGTTCGTAAAGCCGGCTGGCATCTTTTTGTTCCCCGGTGCGACCTTGTTCTGATTGCGGTTGTTGTGAATTTGATGCAGCCCAACTAGCACCCTGTTTTGCCGTATTTTTGTACTGCGTCGCATGCTGATCAATAGTTTGCTGCGTTGTATCGTGTACTTGCTCTAAAGTTCTAGCATAGAGACCCAACCCTTCTTCGAACCGACTAGCCAATGGTGTTAGGCTGCCTAGTGTCCAAATATTGGAAAGATTGAAAATTGCACGAGCAGCAGAAACTTGAGCAGATGCCATCTGCTGAGCAATGGTACGAGCCTCATGACTCAATTGCTGAGCAGTTTCTATACTCTCATCAAGGTTTTGTTGAAAGCCTTGCTGATTGGCTTGTTGGTTGTTTTGCTGATGGCTTTGTTGATTCATATCAATTCTCCAATAGCACCGCCAACATTAGCGGTAATCTTACTCTATATAATCAATATGAAATTGCAACGTTTACACATAATGGTTACAACCACATAAGTTAAAAGGCCGAAAACTACACGACCTTTTGACAATCAGTAACTTAGTTATTCCTCGTTGTTCAACAGCTGGTCAAATCTAGTTCGTTCTCGATCAGTTCCCATCTTATTTGGTGATTTCGCATTTGAGCCCTGAAGACCACTATTCCAATAAGCATCATTGTCTATGATACTTTGCGCATGATCGTCCTGCGTTGCTGCTCTAAGATTGGAATAGTCATGAGTTGGTCTTGGCATAATAGCGTTCTCCGTAGTAAGGGGGCCTTGTTCTTCCTGCGTGACTACTTGGTCTACGCTCCTAGACGGGCGAACAGTGCCCGGGGTAGCGCGCATCAACATGGTAGTAGAACTACGAACCGATACTTCATAAAGCTCACATACTTTATCCATTACCGGAGCACAAGGCCCCAGCGTGCCACAAGTCCATAAGTTAATTGCATTGAACATAGTTTTGAATGTTGATAATTGCATATCAACAATCGTGTCATTCAACTGTAATACTCGCTCATAAGCTGATGCCAACATCGATTACACCTTGCAGTTATGAAACGTGATAGCAAACGAGCCCCCTAACAGCGGAGGCTCGTCATCAACTTACATCAGTAAGTGGTTACATCTTTTCTTGTTGGCCCGGCTTCTGGTTGGGTTGTTGTTGATTCGGATCCCTCTTTTCGTGCTGTTGATCCGGTCGTTGCTGTTGTTGACCAGACTGGTCCTGCTTGCTTGGATCTTGATTCGGATTTTGGTTCTGCCCTGACTGCTGTTGATTCGTCATTGACTTCTCCTAGTTGTACCGTTTCCCCAATCAACTTCGGGAGTTCCCATTCTACATAGCCAACTTGAATGCGCAACTACTTAACAAAATGGTTCAATTGCCACATGGCAAAAGACGCCTTGCGGCGTCTTTTGGGTTATTCAGTTATAAGGGGACCACCCTCAGCCTTACCGGTTTTTAAGCGGCGATGGCGAACGAGTTATCGTTTGCATTTACAATTTTATGCGCTTTACGAGCGTCATCTCAACGGATACCTAGTTTAGTCTTTGTCATCGCCTGTCGAAACCTGGTCATCCCCATCATAACAGCCCTTTCGATCATGCACCCATGCGCTTTATCAATGCGCCGCCTAGACCTGTCTATTGCTAAACTACAAAGGCTGTTGTGGTGGAGATGGGCGGAATCGAACCGCCGTCCAAACAATCTATTCCACTAAAGGTCAACAGCATCAAGGAAACATAATACTATAACAATGGCGATATGTCAAGTACATCACTCATATGGTAATGAGGATTGATCATTGTGTGGCTGATCGTTGTACTGGGTGATTTACTTTTTTCGGCTTGCGGCGAACGATTGATTCGATCGGTTGAATGATGACACCTTGGTGTCTTTGACGGGGGACAACCATTCGCTCTTTACGACCGTATTCGTCTTCCAGAGCATCGACCCATTCGAAGAATCGCTTGCGATCATATTCTTCTGTCGTTGTACATCCGTGCGCGATGAGAAAGTCTTGTTGATCATGCATGTTGTCTCCTGGTTGCCAGACACAGATTCTATGCTCAATGTGCCAAATGTCAAATGTTTGGCAAAATAAAAAAGCCACCCTACGGTGGCTTCGTTGTAACAGTGTTACTGTTTACTATCCTCGAACTTCCGGGATCACTATGCGATTAAAGCCACGTGGATTTTCAGCGTCGGGCGTATCAATTTCTTCGTCACTTACGGCCGCGTCTACAGACGCTTTGGAAGCTTGTGTATGCGAGGCTACATACGCATCTCGAGCTACAATAGAACGCTGGCAGAGTGCCGCCAGGCGCGCCGCATCGTCACGTGAAAGTATAGTAGTATCCCAATGGCCCCACTTGCTAGTATATCCAAACGCATACTTTATAGCAGTACCAAGACGTTGGAAGAAAGTACGATATTGATCCAGATACACTGACAAATACAAGTCACCATCATCTGGATCATACGCAAATTTAAAAGTATGTTCGTCACTACCACAGTCACAGTCGAAGTGATGTCGTTCAATAGGGGTCAAAATATTCGCTCCAATATTCTTTAAATTTTAATGATTCAGTTTCGTCAACAATTTGTAATGTGGTCATAGGGTCGCCACTATTAAACCTAGAAATAGCTTCGTAACCCTTGCGTATATGTAACTGCAACCAGTCATTGAAAAACTGTGTTTCGTCACTTGACATAAACACCCAACAATGCCAACCAATTTCAGATTGTTCAATTTCTGGTTCTACTACCCAATCACCCAATCGCAGATCATAATGCTGTTGCACACCATCGTTATAATGCCAATGCAGTATTCGCATTCAATTTCTCTTTCGCCAATTCCATCAATGTCACATACGGTACATCTGGTACGTTAATTTCATTCCAATGATCAATTGCAAATTCCCTAAACCAACCAGAAGTGAGATTGGTACAAATTCGACGCAGCGCTTGTTGATACGCCGTTACAGGATTTGACATATTGCCAGGTATGACGTAACGTTCAAGCGCGATCACCATCGCCTCTTCCCGTACACAACGAAGCTTCTTCTCATAATCTGCATTATGAAACATAACTACGTTCATGATCGCCTTACTTTTGTCATCCTTGAATTGTTCATACAATGGACGATCGTAATACTTCACAATTTCATGCAAGTCATCGTGCTCAAATTGACGTTTCAGAGATTTCTCTGACTTGGCAAAGAACTTATCATTAGGCTGATTAAGCTTCGCAGTGAATCGAGGGCCAAACTTTGCTTCATTTTCAGCCAGCCTTGCAGTGTAAATCTTTTCCCAGTAATTCAATTCGTCACGTTCGCAGCTAGCTTTAAGCTCATGCAAGTCGGCAATATTCTTGTACCAATGCACATTCCAGTAAATGTGACTACGCTTGATCCAGTAAAGGACTTCTGGTGTTGGCACCTTTACTTCAAATCGCAACTTACCAATAACCAACAATATTGTTGGAAACGAATCTCTATCGTCCCATAACATTTGCGAACTTGGATTCTCTTCCGCAATTTCGATCTCAATTTGAAATCCATCCTTAAGCTTGCACTTAAACTTCCAACGTGAAGTCGGGACCATATATTCAATATGATCTTTGTTCAGCATTGCCCACTTATGAATATCGATCAGCGGTGCAATCAAGTCGACATCTTTCGGTTTACGAAAAGTGTCGTCCCAGTATGCGGCAGCTCTTGATCCGATCAGCAACATCATTATTCACCATCATCCAAGTATTCAGATGACTCGTAATAGTCACTGACACCAGAAATACGAAGATCAACATCATCAAGGGTGGCTGCTGCATTTTGAATCGGAAAGTTGGGATCTAACACTTTCACGTCTGCTTCCAATTCAGTCAATTGTTTTGCAGCTTCCTCACGAGTGATATCACCTTCTTCGTAAGAATTGGTAATAGCTACCATCAAATCAATGGTAGCTCTAATCCTCGCCAGCAAATCGTTGTCGTTGTTGTCAGCCATATTTCCTTTCATGCGTTTATTGATTTGCCAATTGTACTACACAATTGGCAAATATTCAAAGAACAGGATTGGTAGGTGGTGAAACAAGCAATGCACCATTGGCGTACCAGGGTCCATTTGGATTGCTAGGATAAGGACCATTTCGTTGCATATAGCCCTGAATTACAATCAATTGACCATATGCATCACGTTTCTGTTCATAATCTTTATTGGCTGCATCTAGTGCAATATATTGCGGGCTAGCCAACAGTGCAGTTTTCGCATTTTGATATGCGGCGGTTGCAATGGGGCTGTCAAATTGCGCATTCTTAATTGCCGCATAATTTTGAGCACTCATATACGCTTGTAAGGCCTGAGCTGCCGTTTCTGCCACTGCCGATGCCGCAGTGGCATCATTTTTTGCTAAAGTAATTTGGGCGGCAATGGCTTGTAACTGGGTGGCGGTAGCATCAGGCGATGTTTTAGCAACCGCGGTAACCACCGCATTAGTAACCGGTGTTGGTGCTGGTACAGACGTGGCGGCTTGTTTTGCTGGGCTAGGAAATTGGGACAAAGTGCTTGCTAAAGTTCCAGTAGCTAATCCACTGAATCCACCTAATGTGGTTGGAATACTTGGTAAATTAGTAGCACCTGGAATAGTTGGAATCATACCAGTAATATTGAATGCCAAAGTAGGATTAACTTCAGTCATATGTCGCAACATGGTTGACAACCCAGTTGCCATCTGAGTTTTAATAGAATTAAACATTTCAGATCCAAAACTGGCAATCGGGGCAGCAAACGCAGTAATCGAACTTTCCACAGTTGACAACAATCCAGTAATAGCTGAATGGAATGCGGTAACTGCTGATGTGATAACATTGGCAATAGCGCTTTCGACCGTCTTCAAAAAGTTCATAGCAGTAGACGCCATACTACTCAACATCGCTGAGTAATGACCAAGCAATGGTGCTGGGTTAGTGGCATCAACTTGTCCTCTAAGTTGATTCAAGCTGAATTCAGAATTCGCTTGGTTCAATACCGTGCCCATGCTCGGAATACCAAGGTTTTGAACAAACGGAGTAACACTCTTCATTGCTTCTGCTGATTGCGAACCAATACTGCTCATGGAGCCAACTGCACTCTTGATCAATGGATTCATGGGAAGCTGTACTGGTACTATGTTTGTAGCCATATTACTAAACATAGTAGTCAGATCTTTCATGTGACTCACAACGGTAGTCAAAGCGGTTGATGCCCCACCAGGAGCACCTGGCAAAGCATCTGCAGCAGATGCCAAACTAGTCAGCGGACTCAAACTTGAAATAGCTTGATCGACTACCTTCATATGATCAAACAACGGATTGGTAAACAAACCATCGGTCTTCTGCACGAAATCAGTACTGGAAATATCCAATACCTTATTCAAAAAGGCAGCATCAGGTACCGGTGGAACCAAACCAGTAAGTGTGGCCGAAAGTACCGATGGTGGTGGAATTGCCGGTAAAGTAAACGGTATAATATTAGGTACAGTAAAGCTCATACTAATTTCTGAAGTCCATGTGGATACGTTACCCTACCGCCACTCAACACCGCAGTCAGCAACTGTCGACGCAATGTGGGAGCAAAGGAAAGATGTATCCAGGGTTTATTATGAATATATTCGACAATCATTTGATCATACGGGAGATTATCTTTAATCCACAGCACTCGATCCCACCAAACATCAGTAGAAATAGAGCCACGATTCTGATCTACAAATCGAATATCGGCAGCACATCCACTTTCATGTTGACTATAGCCTGAAGCAACTACGGAAGATCCTGTGGGACGAAAGGCGCTGTTTATTACCATATTAGTTCTACCAAACTTGGCTGCAAACGGCTCTAAAACATTTACACACAATGCTTTGAGATTAGTGGCAATTTGAACATCAGTTAATCCATGCTGTGCTTGTAGCTTATGAGCACACAAGGCTTTAGTGGAAAGATCACCTACTGTAAAATTAGGTGACAACTGTAAAGAGTCAGGTATCGGAGATGTAATCCCCGAAGCATCAACCGGTTGGCTGGCTGGTGGTGTTGCTGCCGTGGTTTCTGTAGATACCGGAGTGGGAGCAGGAGCGGTCCCCACCAACGCATCATTGCGAGCTACTTCTGCTGCTGTTGGTGCACGATCGCGTATTGGCGGATAGATTGATAATCCAGCGCTATTGCTTGGAGGATCGTCGTATTCAGGCCCCAAGTCTTGTTCAGTATAAACTAATGGTGCACCGCCATCTGGTGCTGGATATAGAATCACTGGTCCTTGTACCGCAGAACCAGGGCCGGTATCACCAGTATCCATATCAGGAGAACCCATGATAATAGTGGCGCCGCATGATAGCATATCACCCAGACGAGCAGTTGCCAAACCATTAGTTTGAACACCGCTCGAACCATTAATGATTGTCACTAGTCCATGTTGAGGACACATAACCATATCACCAATACGAGCAACCCCCAAGCCATTAGCTTGACGATCTGGACTGGCTGATATGATCTGACCACCATGGCTATGCATATCGGTAAGGCGTGCGGTGTTTGGCATATTACAGCAATCCGCCAGCTGACAGATCAAGACTTGATGTTGCCTTCATATATTGAGAAGCCGCATCTTTCCGAGCGATAATTGGAGCCACCAACAGTGACGATAGCGTAAACGTATAATGTTTGTCGTCATCCACACCAAGCATGAACGGGGCAAATTGAACCGCTCCTTGACCATTGCCAGCATGTACCAGTTGCATAATAACTGGCTTAGTTACTGTCATTGTGGTGCCATCAGTTTCAACCAAAGTAGCAATGATTTCTTCACCGTTACCAAACTTAATTGCCAACACGTCACGTGGTGTGAAATTATTATTTGTTTTATTGATAAGCATTATGCTTCCTTTTTTAGTTATGAGATCATTATAAAAGAAAAAGGCCAAGTATTCAAAATACCTAGCCTTTTCAATAACGTAGAAGCTAATTAGAAGTCCATGTCGTCATCGAAACTAACATCACCAGAAATACCCACAGAGTAGTCGGCAACCGTACGTTCGAAGAAGTTTGTATGGCTACTCAAATCCTGTAATTCCATGAATGGGAATGGATTTTGAGCTTTAGTCTTTGCTGGCATACCCAAACGTACACGGCGAGCATCACCAATGTAGTTCAAATATTCACCCATTTGTTCCTTGGACATACCAGCAACGCCCAATGACAAGGCATCTTCAGCAAATGCCAATTCACAAGCAATTGCTTCGTCAATCATACCATCAACGAGTGCTTCAAATTCATCATTCCACAGTTCTGGATATTCTTCACGAATAGTATCTACCAATTCGAAAGCAACCTTCATATGTCCTGATTCGTCACGGAATACCCAATTGGTACCACTACCCAATCCATGCAAGTATCCCTTGCTTCGGAGGTAATAAACGTATGAGAATGCACCAAAGAAAAACAAACCTTCAATAGCTGCGGCGAACGTAATCAAATTCAACAGGAATGTACGACGGTCATCTTCTGTTTCCAAACGATCAAGCTTGGCTGACTGATCCAAATACTTAAAGCAGAAATCGCCCTTTGCCTTAATGCTTGGAATGTTATCCAATGCAGTAAATGCAGCTACACGGTCATCAGGATCTGGCAGATATTCGTCGAGCAATGTCAAGTAAAATTGAACATGCAAGGCTTCTTCAAATATCTGACGCGAATAGTACAATCGCGCTTCTGGAGAATTCACATGCTTATACAAATTCAATACAGCATTTTCACCAACGATACTATCGCCAGTTGCGAAGAACGCCACTACACGACTAACCACATGCTTTTCCGCATCGGTAAGTTTGTCACGCAAATGCTCTTTGTCGGTAGAGAACGAGATTTCTTGTACTGTCCAAGTATTCTTTTGTGCATCAACAAAGTGATTGTACAAACTTGGATATTTCATCGGGCGCAAGGTGTGATTGAACCCGGGATCTAGAATTGGCATTGTGACCTTTATATTATTTTTCTAATTAGGTTGCCCGATCTAAATCGGGCGTGTGTTCTATTCTACGTTGGAAGGACCACTCGAATCATTATTCGGAGCGTCTAATACTTCAACATATTCGTGATCAAGCAGAATAGGAAAGTCTGGCTTATTGATAGCTTCGGCGGTTACATCACCACAGTCATAGCTAAGGGTTATATGGCATTTATATTCTGGAAAGTCATACGTAGCACCTAGTTCCATCGCGTCTTTGAATCGCTTATGCTGGAAAGGGCTATAATAGTGCCATACTAAACAACTACTGCCACCCCTAGTTTCCCAGGTTTCTAGTACCGAGGCATCTGTATTTACCCGTAGGTTAATATGGCCTTCAGGAATCCATTCGATGGGTACTCGTGAGTACACAATCGTAGAATGCAGGTCTTCTGATGGGACAGGGTTTGGAATGTTGTTTTTAGTTTGAAACGCTACGATATTATCGATGGTTTCTTGTTGAAACTTTACTGCGACATACAAACCGGGGGAAGCTTCTCCCCCGGGTGTCACTGTATTATCAGTGCTTTGCGACATGTTTTATTTGGTAGCTGGTGCCACTGTTGTTGTTGTTGTTGTTGCGATAGCTGCTGGCGCAACTGTATCGACAACTGCACCAACTTCTGTAGCAATGGTAGTTTCAGCTGCGACTGCTGTTTCTGCCGCAACTTCTACTACTGGAGCCTTTGTAGTGATCTTTGACCACAAAGCCTTCGCCCAAGCAGGTTGTGGAATATTCCAACCAATAAACATACCAACCAATAAAACGATCAGTGTTGTATGGGAGAACAAACCGCTGCTGAAAAAACTAATAATTGTGTCCATAATTGAACCTCATATTGAATACAAGGGAAAATCCCTCGCATCCAATATTTATGGCTAATTCAGTACTATTTAAGTGCTGCGTTCAATTAGGTGCACGATTCGCAAATTTCTGGCTCTGGTGGATTGGCATCATTACTGACCGTCTCCACTGCGGCTGTTTGCACGGTAGTCTTGGCAATCTTAGTAGCTGGCTTACCACGGAGGTAGTAACTAGTTTTCAGACCCTTTTCCCACAGCATCATGTACATTGCGGACAATGTTGCAATGCGCTTTTCTTCTGGGATCTTGTTGATATCAAGAAACAAGTTCAACGACTGGCTTTGGTCAATATATGGACCACGAGCGGCAGCATGTTCAATAAGCTTCTTCTGTGAGATTTCCCAAACTGTCTTGTAAAGAGCATACAAATCAGCAGGCAATCCTGGCACAGCAGCTAATGAACCTTGCGAACTCTTCAACTGATTAATCGTTTCTGTGTTCCAACGACCCAGTTTCTTCAGATCTTCAACCATGTGACGGTTTACGTCAACAAATTCACCACTAAGTGTTTCACGTTTGAACAGGTTTTCCTTGGTAGGTTCTGTACATTCTTGAGCACCAGTAATTGAAGCAATGGTTGCCGTTGGAGCAATAGCAATAGTCAAGCTGTTACGCAGACCGTACTTCTTGATATCGCTCTTCAATGCGTCCCAACGAGTTACGTCGCTTGGAGTTACATTCCAAAGATCAAACTGCAAATTGCCCTTTGCCGCATGCGTGTGTTCAAAGTCACGGTGTGGACCGTTAACCTTGGCCAATTCGCAGCTAGTCTTAAGTGCTTGGTAATAAATCTCTTCTTGAATCTGAGCTGACATCGCAATAGCTTCGTCGCTTTCAAACGGCAAACGCAATTGATAGAACAAGTCTTGAAGACCCATCAATCCCAGACCAACTGGACGCCAGTGGTTGTTTGATGCTTTGGCTTCGTGAATTGGATAGAAGTTACGATCGATAACACGATCCAAGAACTTCATAGCAGTATCAACGTTCTTATGCAGCTTTGTAATATCCAACTTGCCGTTCTTTACATAACGACCAGCATTGATTGAACCCAAATTACATACGGCAACTTCTGAACCCACGATTGCAACGATATCGCCGTTAGAGTCAGTACCGATAATATTGATGTTCTTCTCGAGAATTTCTTCCTTAGTTAGCTTTGCGAATGATTCACGTGAGAAAGTAACTTCTTGACCAGCGCTTGTTGGTTCCAGAATTTCTGTACACAAATTTGACAAGTGAACAACGTAGCCATTTACCGCCGTGTTGCACTTCTTGTTTGCTGCATCACGGAAATTCATCCATCCGTTACCAGTTTCAGCAAGAGTCTTCATCATACGAGCGAAGATTTTACGGGCTGGAGTAACTACGGTTGCCTTGCCTTCTGCTTCAAGTTCCAAGTAACGCTTTTCATATGCTTCACCAAACAAGTCGTTCAGTTCTGGTGCAAACGATGGATCGAACATTGACCAGTTCTGATCAGCCTTTACACGACGCATGAATTCGTCAGGAATCCAATTGGCCAAATTCAGATTGTAGGCGCGCTTTTCTTTTTCACCAGAATTGTCACGGAGTTCCAAGAACTCCATAAGATCTGGGTGATGTGTATCCAGATAAGCGGCTAATGCACCTTTACGCTTACCACCTTGATTCACTGCACCAACGGAACCACTCAATGTATGCAACCAAGGAATAATACCGTTTGACTTACCATTTGTACCCTTGATCAGTGATCCACTCGAACGTACACGCGAATATGACATACCAACGCCACCTGCGAACTTCGACAGTTTCGCCACATCACCATAACGCTTGTAAATATCACCCAAGTCATCCATTGGAGAGTCAAGCAGATAGCATGATGACATCTGGCTGTGACGCGTTCCTGAATTGAACAACGTAGGTGTGGAAGTCATATAATCATGACTTGAGAGCAAGTTATAAAATTCAACTGCTTCTTGTGCTGTTTCTGCCAAACCGCAAGCAACGCGAAGGAAGAAATATTGTGGTGTTTCTAGAACGAAACGAGTTGTCGGATGCTTCAACAAATAACGATCATATACAGTCTTAATACCAAAGTATTCGAATGTATTATCACGTTCTGGCTTAATTGCGGCATTAAGCTTACGTTTGTTGTCCATCACCAGTTTATAAGTCTCTTCACTGATCAGTCCAGTATCAAAACCAACTTGAATACTTTGACTAAAACTATGAACTTCTTGGCCTGTTACTTCTTTATCAATAAAGTTGGCCATCAAGCGGGCGGCAACTTTTCCGTATGCAGGATCTTCAACCATGAAGCCCAGTGCGGTTTGAATGCTAAGTAGATCCAATTCTCTTGTTGGTACACCATCGTACAAGCCACCAACAGTCTTGATCGCGATCTTTAGAAAATCTAATTCACCAAGGTCATGACAAACACGTTTAATCGAGTTTACAATCTTATCAAGGTTGACTGCTTCTAAGTCGCCATTACGTTTTAAAACTTTCTGTTCCATTTATTATTCTTCTTTTTAAATTTCCGTGGAAATTTATTTATTAAACTTGTATGCTCGACCCGAATATTGAATTTCGAATTCTATCGTTATGTCGTTGCGGATTGTCGCATCAAGGTTTACTGGTGTTGCGTAACTATAGTTGAGCAGATACTCATCGTCAATTTTAACTACTAAAAATTCCGCATTCTCTTCTTCACTCCTAACCATCTGTAATGCTAATCGACTGGCATCCCACCCAGAAAGACGAAGAGTGGATTCCATAGCAATGGCAATTGAGTTTTGACACATGTCACCAGTATGTAACATTTCCCATACGGTCATCCATGATTTTGGATCTTGTGGATCAAGGCTACGTTTGTTTAATGGGGCCAATCCCCACCAACGGCATACTTGACTTAATTGTTCTGATTCTGAGAGCGAAGGCAACCCATCACGAAAGGTTGTCCACTCGTCAAGCCGTTCAGACGGCATTAACATGAATGGATTCATTTTTAGAATTGTGCGTTAAAGGATACTACTGAATAGTATAGTTTCACATTGAAACTACTATTATTGGCATATGTCATAGTGGCAACACCAGCACTGGTTGAAACGGCAAATTCAAACACCGTATCGTTTTCGTAAGCAATAGGGTCGGTGTAAGAGAAAAACTCAAAACCAACATCAACACGATCATCTATAATAGATGCTTCGGATTGATTCATAGCTATCGAAAGCGTACCTTTTCTAACAGCAGTAGGAACATTTTCAAAACATAACATATATCGAATTTCTGCCACATTTGTTTGTGCAGTGTTCCACACTAAATCAGTTGTTCCAACAGGTGCATTTGTGTTAGCAGAAGCGACGATCGTACTGAATTGAGTTTGGGTTTGGCCAATAATGTTCTGGATGAACGCTACTGAACTAGCCGATTCGGTAAGCACTCGAATATTAGCGTATGGATATACGGCTAGACGGGCGGCACCAAAAATTTGATAATTTGGATCAAGTCCAATAAACAAGTCACCAGTATCTACGGTAAGACCAAGTTCCCCAGCATCCAAACCTACGGGTGTTGGGGCAAGACTGGAAAGAGGTTGACCTGGTAATTCAATCGCAAGACCTTGTCGAGCGATAAGTTTAAACGGACCAGTGAAATCGATTGAATCAGTTGACATAGTAAACTACCCTGTTAATCAAGTATTTAGCAAGCACTACTAGTGAGCCAAAAATTTAGTCGTTAAAAAGCCCCAACGTGTGGGGCTTTGGGAGTACTAACTAGTTTGCTGCATAGCGAAATATTTTTCGACACGGCCTAGCCATTCTTGCGTTTTTGCTTTCATTTCATCTACATCAAACACATACTCTTCAAATTTCAGGTCGCGACTGACCATAAAAATGACACCAGTATTAATTTCTGTACCAAAGAGTTCGTTGTGTGCCATAGCATACGCGGATAGTTGACATGCATAGTCAGTCAACTGTTCTTTAGTTTTCATTTTGTTTGTGGTTTTGTAATCGAGCACCGCTTGCTGTCCGTTCCATTGACCCAACAAGTCGGCAGTACCAGCATATAGCCCTGGATAATATAATGGAATTTCAAAACCCCAGACTTCATCAACATGAATCAATCCACGATTGATAATGGTATCAGCCATATTTTTTGCCATCTGTCGAACAATATTCGAACCTCTAGGCCTATCAATTTCTTGGATGTGGCACTCTAAATGCTCGTGCATCAAAGTGCCCAATCCAGTAGCTTCGTCTCGTATCTGGTTTGCCTTGGTTTCCCCTACATAAGCTCGCCAAGCGTCTAGGCCACTAGTATCAGCAGTAGCACTGAGGATGGTGGTAACGCTTGGCAGGGGGCCATCTGGTGTCATATACATGCGTTCGCCAGTTGGCTGTGTTTCACGTTCTAGTGTGAAATACGGATATCGTTTATTGATTGTTGTCATGGATTGATTATATGAAAGTTGTCTGAAAATGCCAATAAAGAAAAAGGTGGTAGTAAGATTTTCTTACTACCACCTATATTTAACGTATCTTGAATTAGCTTTGCCTAGACAGTCTATCCATAAGGGTGACTGACAAGTTTATCAACTTGTGATATTCTTCTTAGCTTGATCAGCGGCGGTACTCTTGATTTTGTCCTGTTCAGTTTTTTCTTGCTTTTGTGTAACTGCACGTTGTGAACCGTTGTTGCCAGTATTCAAATTGATGCGATCGCCTTCAATGCTTTTTACAATTTTGACTTGATCAGGATCCAGAATTGTCATCAACAAAGAACGGTCAATAGCAATACCAGTATCGGCATTGCTAAGTTGATCCATAACTTGTTGAACAGTTACAAACTGAACACCGTTGGATGCTAGGGGGGTTAAAATATCAATAACAGCATTACGGACTGGATCCATAACACCGTCATCTTCGTTAATAATTTCGTGATAACGCATTATTAGATCTTTGCAAGCTTAATGCATTGTGACTCAGTGATTTTACCACTAGCAAATGCATTAGCTGCCTTCAAACGATCAGGAGTCAAGTAGTTACCCAGGGTACCAATGTCCTTGCCTTCCTTAACCGCGAGCTTCAATGTCAAAGCTTGCTTCGCCCAACGCTTTGCGTCTTCTGACAGCAACTTATCCATCTTCAGTGCTTCAACGTATTCACGCAATGCAACTACGATATCGTCAACATCAATACCATAGTAAGCAGCGACTTTAGTTGCTGATTCCATAGTGGTGATCTTCTTTGCACGAGCAAAGGACAAAGTAGCTTTTGCTAAGAACTCTTCTGGGTTCTCTTGTTCCATCAATTTCTTTGCTGCTTCGCTAATGATCGCACCAGTTGGATATACTGATTCTTTCTTAGTACGGCCTTCTGGCCCTTGGTCAGCATTGTTTTCTTCACCACCTAACAGATCTGACAGGCCACTTGCCAATTCGTCATCACCAGATGCGGTATTGTCCGTATCGCTAAGATCATCGCTTGACAAACCAGAGTCATCAGCACCAACTGCATCACCGCCAACTGCATCTGGAGTTTGCACACCAGCGTCGTCGCTTTGGGCCATGTCGTTGCTGCCTTCACCAGTTACAACACCTTGCATGTTGTTAATGGCGTTACCAATTTGTTCTTTTGATGTCTTAACTGCTTCCAATGCTTGACGCAAACCGTTTGTGGCTGCATCGTTCAATTGGTCTGCAAATTGCGGACCGAATTCTGAGCGAATACCATCAAGTAGTGGCAATACGTCGTCGGCTTCAACTTTAGCTAGTTCTTCAGCCATCTTTTGAAGTTTGTCCAAAATAGCTTTCGCGGCAAGAACTAACTCTGCACGATCCATTTCGTCTTCAAACAGGGATACCAAGCTCTCGCTCAGGATAATTTTCTTTGTCATTTGGTGGTTCTCCGGGATTTCTTTCTGCGCTTTGGCGCTATCTCTTTAAGGAAGATGCGAATAGCTTCGGTAATCAATACTAACTTGCTAAATTCAGGACTACTAATGCTATACGTGTGCTCTTTAAGATAAAGAGACTTGCGCTCGCTGTAGTGTTCAAACACTTCGCGCAAATGGGCTTCGGATGCATCGAAGTCAATCTTGAGGCCGTAAAGCTGCTCAAGCATGTAATTAAACTGCTTGAGCTTTTCTTCCGAGCCGGCTTTGAAATCTGAAACGTTCATACTGATACCGTGCAATAACTTATTACTTTATTTATCTGCACGACGTTTCCGAAAAACCATCACAAACTTTTGCAAATAATAATAAGCTGGTTACGAAGACTAACCGCTTGTGTTTTGCATTCATTGTAACGATCTTCAGCAATGTGTGCTCTGAATTCATCGCCTTCTTTAATCATACGATTGATCTTACGTTTAAACGTAGACGCATCAGTACGCTGGCGAGTGAATTCATCCTCGAGACGCAGGATCTCGTGAATGCGTGGATTGTTGATACCAACGTTCTGATTCAGCATCTTGGTCAAACTCAATGCACTCTCATACAAGCTGAGATCGTGTGCGATTGGTTCGTCAGTATGCACATTCACAACATCGTAAGTCTTAGAACCGGGCGAATCTTCGTGGACACGAATTTCCCATGAACCAACTTGAACACCCTTCGGTGTTTTCTTTGTTGCCAATGCTTCTTTAAGACGTGGATTTGTTTCAGCACGCTCTTGAATACGTTCCACCGAAGAATTGGTTGCTTCGTAAAAACGAGCAAGAATACTCTTCATATGATCAGCTTCAGAAGCCGATACCGGAACTGATGGAATCGGGGCTGGTGATGGAGTATATGCACTCTCGGTAAGAGACGCATAACTATTGTCATAACCATCTAATCCTTCCGGCATATCATATTCAAAAGTCGGAGGTGGTTCGAAGCCTGGTGGGAGTGCCGATGGCGCAACTGGAGTTGTTACTCCAGAGGAAGTGCCATTAAACATTTCCATAAGACGCTTCATTTCATTAACGCTTTGTGGATCTACAGGGGCCATTTAAAATCTCCAAATATCGGGCAAACCATTAGTTTCATAGTATATTTTGCCATCTTTATGAAGTCTATTTAATAGACCACGAGACACCATTGTTCTGGCTACTTCTTGTTGTCTTTCATCTAGATTTGAATCATCAACAGTATGCTCACTCTCGGTTATAAGAGTGAGAATTTCCTGTTCTTCTTCATTAACTGGCATACGTAGCCCACCAGCAATTTCAAAATAGCGCATTACTCGCCCAAGTAACTCTGACCAACTTGACGGAGCTGATTAGTCAACTCTTCCAAGCGTTGAATCAATGTCTTGTATTCGCTAATCTTAACATCTGGCAAACTACCTTGAATGCTAGCCAATGCATCGCTAATCAAGTTATATGCTGGGCTAGAATCGCTACCCATTGTTACTGCACCAGAACCTTGAGCATCCATGTCCAGATCAACATCCATATCGTCGATACCGTCATCACCCAGGTCGTCCATATCAACAGCATCAGCAAAATCGCCGGCCATTGCTGGATCGTCAAGACCTACATCGTCGAGGTCGTCACTGTCAAGTGCCAAATCGTCAATACCAAGAGCAGCATCATCCATATCAGTTGATGGGGAGATATCTGTGGTTACTGGCAGACTAGTATCAGCACCAATTTGATCAATTTGATCAGATGGCATACCAGCCAATTCCATCATGCGACGCAATCCTGGCATTTGGGTCATGCCGAGTACGCCTTCTTTAACTTTCTTTGTCATGTTATTTCTACCGAAATCTGTACCTGGCTTATATCCACCAGTAATTAATGATTCTGCAATCTGCTTCCAGGTCTTAGCATCAGTATCCAATGCGGTACCATCAAAAGTGATTGATTTACCAAAGCTTTCAAGAATAGTATCATAAGCCTTTGCATTATCAACCCAGAAACCAACAGAGTCAGAAGACTCATCGAGTCCTCTTGACTTGTGTTTGCTGTCCATTTTAGCCAATCTTGCCTTTTTATTTGGCGTGACCTTTGGTTGATACTGGCCTTTAGTAAGTTCGCGTGCCATAGGATCGCGAGGCTTTGTGCCAGGAACTTTAATTTTATCGCTCATGGTTTTATCTTCTGTTACTTCTTTCTTTGGTTTACGTGCACTAGCATCTTCAACCATCTTTACTAGATAGTCAGCTTGTGCGTTATTCTGGCATGAAACAATGAGTGTGTTGCCAGGACGGAAAGTATGGGGAATACTATTATCTTCAAGCCACTCAAGTACGGCTTCGTAAATTTTTGTTTTCTTGCAAACAATAGCCAAATTAATACTTTCAGTGGCTGGTGTGGTAGCAACTGATTCTGGAGTGTAAGCGTCAAGCACTTGCTTAACACCCAATATGTCGTTATTGCTAACGAGATCCATAAGTTGGTAAAGTTCGTCAAGAGACAATTTACTAATGGTGTCTTGAATGCCTGATGCATCGTCACCAGTTAATTTGCTGATGTCATCAATAAGGTTAGATTGCATGATAGTTCCTGTTGTAACTGCGTCTTTAATTATTTAGCAGGCAAAGAAAAAGGCTCGTCGAAACGAGCCTTTTATTTGGAACTACTAAACTACCGTAAAATTACAGTGTGTTCAGAGTAATCACTGTGTTGATACCGACAGTAACTGTTGCACCTGTAGCTGATACGTTAGTCACGAATGGTGACACAACTGTAGGAGCTGGGTTCAAAGTTGTACCTGTCAAAGCACCGCCTGCATTTTCTGTCTCAACAGCTTCGCCAACTGTAATAGCAGCAATAGCTTGTGACAATGTAGCTGCTGTCCAAGCACCTGTGTGCTCAACTGCAAACTTCAATGTTGAAGTTGTACCTGTCAAACCTGTTGCAACAGCAGCGCCAGTTGACAATGCTGAAATAACTGGTTGACCGTTCAGAGCAATAGTTTCGATCAGAACGTTCAGAGCTGATTGAGCTGCTTCGCCGTCTGCGCCAACCAAGTCTTGCATTGTTTCTACTGTGAAGAAGTCAAGCTTTGAGCCCAATGACAGGCCAGCAAATGCATTCTTATTTGGTGATGTAATCATGATATTTTTTCCTTAAAAGAAAGGGTTTCTATTTTTATTTATCTTCCGCATCAAGTTCTGCGAATAACAACCGGCTTTTTCTTAGATTTCTTTGTGCCAGGCTGTGCTCCGTAAATGCTTTGAGCCGCAGTTGCCTTAGGATCGGATGAAAAGAACGGCGCAGCCATAGAAGCTACATTGGCAGAGGACGAAGCACCACTACTCGCATTCTCTTTCAAACTACTAAAATCTGCATATCTCATAAAAACCCCTTAAACAAACTAGTTAGATTCGTATTTACACTCGGTGCGATTACAGGCGTTCTGGCTAGCTGCTTGAGACCAGTAACTAGCTCCGCCTTAGGAGCTATCTTGGTAAGCTCAGAAAGCATTCTGGTGACTACCAGACACTTCTCAGAAGCATCAAGCATCGGCCAATCCATAACTTGGCGGCGAATAGACTTCAAGGTGGCATCTGAGATATTCAAACCAGCATCCAGGTTTAATAAGAACGCTCGGTGGTTTCTAGGTAGACTAGCATCAAGATCATGAAGGAACGAAATAAGCTTAGACCATTCAATCCTGATACCATTCAGATATTTGAACGAAGCTACTTTATCCTTGAAACCAACACCACCCTTCAAGGCAAACAAAGCCACGTAAAGGTCATTTGCAGTATTGATCTTCTGTGTGAAGGGACCAAGAGAATTGGTCCGGCGGGCGTAATCACTAGCCCATTTCTTGGTCATGGGATCTGTACTTAAAACATACAGCCCCATGAAATACATATAGGCAATATTGCCAAGCTGCTCAGCAGTAAAAGCACTGACATGCCAGTAACTAGGGATTAACTTGCTTTCAGTTAAGTCCGCGAATAACGAATAGTTCATTGATGGTCGGCGACGGAATTGGCTGACCTATCTGGTTTAGTCTCTGGACATACAACTTCCAAATCAGGTCAATGTGTTTACGAAGTTCAGTATTTGCCAAGATGACATCCACGACTTCTTCATAACTATTTAGTGACTCAATTCTGGTGTTCACGCCAAACAACAATGCAGCAATAACTAACGGGTCAGTATAAGTCCGTGTCACCAAATCTTTATCTGGAACACTCTCCAGAGAAACAAACTTCCCCGTCTGAATGCACTCACGATCCATCGCAGTGTCAACGAAATCCTCAAGATTCTCTTTAGTCACAGGGACCATCTTCTTCACGTAACCACTGCCATCCTTCTTAGCAGTAGCGTAACGAGCACCATGCGCTAATCCCTTATCATGATTCAAAGTGTAACCAATCCGCCCAATCATGTCCCCATTATCATCAAACAAAGTCCACGACGACAATACCTTAGCCACAGTCTTGATTAACTCAGTACGGTGACTACCAGTCCAAGAAGACGAACCAGGACGAGGACTCCAATGAGTAAAGGAAAGAAGATCAACCTCACCAACCATAAAGTCAATCTGGTGCCATGCAGATCCATCACATGTATGATACTCCATCTTGGTATAGATCTGGTTAAGACTAGCATTCCCATTAACACAGTTAGGAGGGAATCTATCCGTTAAGAACTCCAGTAACGAATCATACGTCCAATCCTCACTAGATACCGCTATGTCAATGTCTCCACTCACTAACTTCTTACCCGTAGAGCCTAACCATCGTAGTCCATTCTTCACGAATAATTCATTGAGGTTATTACCGTTGTCAGGGTTACCACCCTTCATGGACGATACCAAACCCAGATAGAACTCGTGAATCTGGTTGAGGTTAGAACTATCTCGAAGTTCAAAGATGGATGCCACCCAGGCCGACAGAGTGTTGATTGCTGCTAGTGGAACAGGTTCTACATTGAGGAAAGCTTTACCGCCCATATAAGTCTACTCGTACGTAAGGATCTGGCTATGCCAGAAGTTTAAATTGAACAGCATGATAGTCATGCGTGAATACAATAGCAAATTCACCAGCAAAATATTTAGGGACCATCGCAATTACATCATCTTCATGGCAAAACATCTGTTCCTTGCAAGCTTCAAGGATAAATTCTAGTCGCTCAGCCAACTCATGAGGATGACAATAATGAATGTGATCATACCTGACGTATGCAATCTTCGCATGAGGCCAGTGCTCCGTTACTTGTTTATATAAAGTATCGGTTGACAAATATTTCTGACGCTCTTCCATCCACGATTTTACAGTAGTCATTAGAAAAATACCGTAAAAGCAGTGCTGTTGGCAAAACCCTTAGCCAGAATATCCAACTCCTCTGGTGTGGAGGTGGCAATGACGAACATATAGTGATCTGCATTACATGGTTTCAACAATGCATATAAATCTGGCTTGGTCGACGTCTTTCTGATTGCATACACTTCCTTTTGTAATTTCGCACCAAGCTTCGAGATGGTGGAATTGGGCAATCTTCCAGGTGCTTTATGCAGTGACGAACGGATGTAGTCAACAATGAAGTATGGCCAAGTGGCAATAAGCTCCGGTTCGATGTTATACCCAGCAGCAAGTCGTTCTTTGTACTGTTCAAGCCATTGTTCAATTGCTGTCATCTGGTATTCCATTCAGTGCATATTGATTCAATTGATGTCGGATACTAGCGAACGCTTCTAGGTTACGAATATGAATATGTGGTTCTTGGGTATCTTGCATAGCTGGATGGTAGCAATTCCAAGCATCATCGAGTTTCTTCAAAGCCAATGTGACGGCAGAATCAACACTATGGCCATTAGCGATATGTACCCAGAAGGCATCCATTACTGAATTCTTGTGACCACGGGGTGATTTGAACAACCAGTGGCGAACTTCATAATTCTTGGTGTTCTGTGCTGTGAACCACTGCTTATCTACCAGTTTGAACATCCATCCACTATCATGCTTGTATACCAGTCCTTCCTTACGTGCTGGAGGGTCGGACATATTTTCTCTGTTCCAACTAGAAAAGCTGCTGGGACCACAAGCAAGCTCCTGTACCAGAAAATCACCAACAGTATCCAGAGGCAGTAGACGAGCTTGATCAATAAGAGCGTCTGGCTCCATTTCAGTAACCAATTCAATGTCAGCACGTTCTCGGTCCAAACTTATGACCGTAAATCCATACGTCTTAGACATTCGCTTGATTTCAAATCCGTCAATAGTGTATGGTACATCGTTCACTGTCACATCAGTACAAGTAACAAAACTAGTGTCTCGATCTGGTGCAAACACCACAATACTATTGTTGTTCTTACTGTAAATTATGGTGTTGGGACTATCGGCAAACAATAGTTCCATGTCAAGTATTTCACCGCCGTTATACGGCGATACTGGCATGTAGGGCTTAACTAGCATATGCCGTACATTGATCATTGCTTGGTGAGCGGCACGGAAACCAGTCACCCAGAAGTCAGTACCCCAGTCATCTGGTTTGGTGTACACCTTGCCATTTACGGTCTTACGCATGGCCCAAGGGAATGTTTCGTCTAACTTGAATTTGAGATTACTACCGTCGATCTTTTCCTGTACCATGAATTCTTCAGGATTAGCCAGAAAGATCTTTTTACGCTTGTCAGATAAAGCTGAAAAATGTGGGATACCCATATAGATTGCCAGTTGTTTGGCGTGACTATATAGTAAGATTGATGTGAGCACAAGGCTCAAAGAAATGGCGAGGGAATTCCCTCGCCAGGTTTTGTAACAGTGTAACTGTTAGGCGGCTAGACCACCCTTATTTTTCGCGTTGTTATAACCACGATCCATCAGTGCCACTTGTGATTCATTGTCGATTACCTTACCGTTTGGATCAACCCATCCATCCTTGGTACGTGTGTATTCAACACCCTTATCGTTTTGCTTGAACTTAGCACCAGTTGGAGCAGCTGATTCACTGTCATCATTGGCGGCTTTGGTCAATGTAGTACCGGAGCCTTTTTTATCCTTCTGCTTTGCGAATTCAATTTCCAAGTGTTGTGCAGTCTTGGGATCGGTAATTGGCTTGTTGAGTGCCATATTTTTCCATTGACCGTTTTCTTTCTTGTATTGAACCCCACCACCAAGCTTAAAATCTGAACCGTCTGGTGCATCAGCCTTTGCTGATGCAGGTGGAATTGCAGCACCATTTTTAGCAGCAAGTGATTTACGATACAAATTATCAATCTCTTGAGTCTTATCGTCTGGATACGGCTTCTTGGTAGTTTCATTCCACCAAGCACCACGCTTCAACTTGCGAGCCGTATTGCCATCATGCGACAACTTGGCATCTACTGGCACAGGATCATTTCCAACGTTAGCTTCTGGCTTGCTATTGACTACCGCATCTTCTTCATCGGTAGTCAAGTCCTTTGGTTGCGTAGCTGGTTGTGGTTCTTGCTGTTTCGGTTGATCAGCAGCGGGCGGTTTTTGAGCCTTTGGGGCGTCCAGTTTCAGACGACTAGTTACTGGTTCAGTGAAGTCTTCAGCATTTCCACCAGTTTTTTCAAAGTTATACAAACGAGTCAGATATTTCTGTGAAGAGTAATCGTCGCCATTGGTATCTTTGTGATGACCTGAAGGAGCCATAACAGCATCACCCTTGGCATCTTCCCACTCAGCACCGTCAAAGGTATATTCAGCTCCAGTTGAAGGAACGGTAACCTTAGCACCGCGTTCTGGTGTATTCTGACCTGGCTCGACTGCTGGACTTGCTGGCTTAGTCCCTTGATTTGCTGGTTGCTTATCTGCTGCTTGCGTATTTGCTTGTGGTGCTGTGCTCTTTGGTGTTGTTCCACGTTGTTCATGATACAACTTAGTCAATGCATCAGCACTTGGGCCTTCAGGGATTTCCGCACCGTTACCAGCACGCCATGACTTACCATCAAACTTGTACTCACCTTTGTTTTTCGGATTAGTGACTACTGCACCATTTGGAATAACAGTAGGATCAACCTTAGCTGGTGTTGCTGGTTGTGTATCTTGAGCAGCTTCCCCACCAGACTTGGCCATAACTCGATCATACCAGCTATCAACCAGCTTAATATTCTTTTCCTGAACCGCAGCATCACGGTCGTTCACCCAACCATCGTCAGTACGCTTGTAAGTACGTTCGTTGACTTTGCCATTCTTTGTAGAACGAACAAGTAACATTTCATTTTTTGGATCCCAAGCCATCTGGCGACGATCGATGTCGTAAAACTTCAAACCGTTTTCATCGGTGGCTACTGGATCTGCTACCGATGAATTGGCACCATCTGCAGTCTTATTCGCTTGTGGGGCATTTTCTGCACCGTTCACGTCTTTATTTGCTTTTGGATCTGGCTTTGCTTCACTGAAGTCATAGTATGGCTCCAATGTTTCTTTCGCATATGTCAAGAACGGATCGGTAAAACTATCACCCTTTTGCTTATTCAGGAATCCCATGAATTCACGATAAGTGTTCATATCCTTTTTCTTGAATTTCAACAATGTAAATTCGTTGATATCAATACCAAGTACATGACCCAGTGATTCAGCCTTATTCAGGATTGAACCAGTAGTCGGTTGACTGTTTCCGTTTTGATCACCAGTGTTACCGTTATTGCCAGCATTGGTTTGAACTGCATTACCAACTACATTATCACCCTGTAACATGTGAATAGTATTATTGGCGGCAATCTTAAATTCGCCGTCACGCAATGCATGTTGTGCAATTTGCATGAAATGCTTACGAAGTTGACCGTCCGAAATACCACCAGCTTCCATCAATACATCGTCGGTATTCAATACGGATTCTGTAGTCTTTGCTGTTGGATCACCATCATTAAAGAACAGTTCTTTACGAGCTGCTTGCTTATCTGGTACTGGCGGTGGAGAAGCCAAAACAAAGCGATTCAAATTCTTTGGGAAGTTGTAATGATACAACTTTGAAGCTTGCGTAACCGCTTGACGGAACAAGTCTGCTTCATCTTTGGAATTTTTCTCAATACGGTCGCCACCTTGAACAGACTTCTTGAAGTCTTCCCAAGTACCAAACATATCCTTCAATCCAGTAACAACGTCAGCAATATCACTTCCTTCTGCTTCAGCTTGTTTCAGCAATTCTTCCAAATCAGTGTTCTTGTCAGTTCCAACTGAGAAGATAAACGAGCCGTCGAACGGAGTGGTATATACTTTAGTAGCGTTCTTATCGAACCCAGTAGCATCACGGGCACGTTTGAATGCACCATATTGACCGTAACGCATAAATTCGCCAACCGCAGTCATGACTGGTTTAAAGTCATTTCCTTCTGGCTTGTAATTTGATTGCGCGTCATTGCCACCATTACCGTTTTGACTACCGGCATTGCCACCAACATGACCCAACGGATCTTCAAAATCATGGCTATTACCACCTTGACTAGATCCCTGCTGAGCTTGCTGTTGTCCTTGATTGCCATTCGAGCCACCAATATCAACTCCAGTTTCAGATTTAATGAAACGAGAATCCATATTGATTTGCTTTTTCAAAAACATAGCAACAGAACTCATATCTGATGGCATGTTCGTTTGGCCTTGCCACAATTTGAACTTGTCATACAGTTCAGTGGCAAAGGTATTGGCATCGAGTTTACCTCGAGTATGGTTGCTACCTAGAGCGGCGCCTGCTGCCAGACCAGCTCTTTTTGCTTTATTGAGGATCGCGTCCCAGAACCCTTCGGTTAACTGTTCTTCAATCGTAGTGAATTTCTTTGACATTATCTTCCTTCGCGAAGCTGTCGCATCTTTCGGCAGAACTTTTCGCTGTCATCATTCTTGATGGCGAGGAGAAGTCTCTTTGTTAGATCATCGGACACTTCGTCCGGGAAAGAATTTTCAAGCAATTGAATGAGGTGGCGAGCAGATGCAATCACCTGCTGTGCCCGACTTTCAATAAAAAGTTCCTTGTTGTTAGTTGGTACAATGGTACCTAACGCTTCAATAATCGTACGGAACTGTTTTTCCATTTCTTAGCCTTTTAAACGATTCAACAAATTCTGCAACATATCAGCGGCACGAGACATACCAGCTTCAACTCCTGCAGAATATTCACCCATGTCGGGGTCTTGATAGCTACTGAGCTTGAATATTAGACTCTCGAGCTTTTTCTCGAGGTCTGCGTCAAGCTGTGGATCAAGCACCTGTGGCTCAAAAACCACAGGTTGAGGAATCAATTCCTGTGGTATTTTGGTCATCAACGACTCGGTGATTTCAATATATTTTCTAATGGGGCGTGCGTCCATAATGATGGCTCTCACAATATGTATCTATTTATTTCGCGCCGCCGGATGATATGGTATCAGTTGTCACGCTGCACTCGTTTCAGGATCGCCAGCATATTTGCCTGAACGGCAGACGCTTTTGGTGGTTCCTGAGAGACTGATGGCGTCTGTGATGCTGCGCCTGCTGCTTTACGAGGATCATGTACTACCCGGTTTGGATTATCAATTTCTTGTCCCACTTTTGGTTTCGGAATTGCAAACCGTTGTGAGGAAGCTGACTCACCATCTTTGTCGTTATCGACTGCCGCATTCGACTTGATATCAACCTTCACACCAAGATTTTTAATTTGCCCCTTGATGTCTTTCCCGATACTTTGCAAGTCACGAGTTTGCATCATTTGTTCGCCTTCTTCAACGTCGGTAATACGCAAAGACGATACATCAAACTTCAAGTCAATACGCTGACCAACTGCTGATGACGAACGTGTTTTCAAGAATTGAATCTGATATTCACCACGCTCGCGCATTGCTGCTGATGTGAAAATACCAAACACGTTATCCGCAGTATTAATCTTTGATATACCACCAGCAATATGGCTGTGATCAAATTCATGTGCTTCTACCGAAGCTCTGTTCAACTGTGATGCCGTACAACCAAGCACGTGGTATTCGCTAAACAATGCACGCATCTCTTCCGCTACGTACTTATCTTTAACAAACATGTCACTTGGATTAATCTTTGAATTGTTTGGATACATCAAGTCCAAATAGTCGATTACCAATGCGCCGGGCTTCTTACCTGTTTGAATTTCGTATTCTTTCAAATATGCACGAATGACGTTGGCTGAAGTACCTGCTTCTGGCATCTTCTTCACAGTCAAACTACCACCTGATTGCTTACCACGCATACGCACTTTCAGATCAACGTCGTCAATCTTACGAAATACATCCTTGGTACTAACGTTTGCCACCATTGCATCCAAACGTGCAGCCACTAAGTTTTCGGAAAGTTCCAATGTGATATAGATCACGTCAAGACCCATGAACACCCAGTTCAATGCCAAATTTTGGAGGAATAATGACTTGCCTGATCCAGAACCACCCGCAAAAATGTTCAATGCACCCTTGGTAAACCCACCGTAGAGCTTCTGGTCAAAGTCGCGCCACCCAGTAGACATCATGTCGCTTCGATCAAGCACAGCTTGAATACGAGCTTTTGGATCAGCAAAATAGTCAGTACCTAGATCTCGTTGCAGCGAAATAGTAATAGCTTCTTTAGCTCGATCAATGAGTTCTGAGTATCGACCAGTTGTAATCAAATCAGCACCATCAAACACTACATTCTCCATGGCACGATGGCGACAGAAACCCTCGATCTCTTTCAAGAACCATTCAGTATGTTGTGATTGAATCCCATCTACTTTGGTAATGACTACGTGTGTTTCCGCTTTGATTTGTTCTGGCGTTGGCAATGCACGATATTCGTCAGCAAATTTCAACATATACCGTATTGCTGGCTTCAGTCGATCACTCCAATGATTCACATCCAAGATGTTTTGGCATCTTGTAAATGCAACCGGATCACTCATTATAAAGTTCAAATAGTTTTCTTGTACTTCAATTGGATAGCTCTTGATCTCGTCTTTTTCTTTTTTCTTATTATCCATTCTTAAAATCTTTTTCTAGCTAGGTTAATTTTTAGCTTGTTATTAGTTGCAGAGTCGATGATAGTCCTTACGGTATATAATTTGCCGTATGTCTTAACTGCATCATTAGCATCCTTAATGCCAGAATCCCACATTGGCAAACTAACCATCCAATCATGCTGTAAAGCAAGATCGATGAGCTTCTGACCCGCCGCATCACGGTCGGGGAGCACAATAATTTGTTTGCCTGATTCTTTTAGCCAATACGCTTGCTGCTCGGAGAGCTTAGCGCCCTGTGTGGCCACACCTTCTATTGCCAATGCATCGAACACGCCTTCCACAAGTATTATAAACTTGCGTGGTCGTTCTATCATAGAATTGTTAAACAAGTAATGCGCAGGTACATCTGAATAGTATTTCGGGCCTTTAAAGCCTTCATCGATAATACGACCAGAGTAACCTACGATTTTCTCTTTATGTATGAATGGCAAGATAACACGCCTATTCATACTATGCTTAATATCTGGTGTCCAGTAATAGTCACTAGCATTAAACACGTCATCTCCTCGTGAGATGAGATATTGTGCGACTTCTAGGAAGTCCAAACTGGATTCGCCAGTTTGTGCCCATTCAGAAATCGTCTTTGCCCGGTCGGGCAGTTTTACTTCAGGAAATTGTGGAAGAAAGATAGGACTTTCTGATACAAATTGTGTTTCGGCATTTCTTGCCAACCATAAAGCATTCATTACCACTTGCTTAACTTGGGCAGAGTCTATCCCAAGATTAATCAGAAATGATCTAATATTGGCATTCAACAATAGACCAGGGCTCCAACGTGTAGATAGGTGGCAGTTAAAACAGTTAATAGCGATACTACCACCAGGGAAGAATCGTAATCCACATCTAAATTTGGTATCCGGTCTAGCTTCACCTCTTGAGATACACATAGGGCAATTAATATTGATACCATTACTGTTGCGCTTAATTGGCCCAACAATACTCTTTCTAATCGTATTAATTAGAAGTTCAGGGTCATGAACTGCGGCATGACCTCCCTGTATAAGTGCATTTCTTAGTTCGAGCAAGGCCATTAAACGCTCCTCGATTGTGATGTATAGATGATAAAGGCCACATATGTGGCCTGTATCAATTGAATTGTTTGCATAGTTGACGATGTACCTTTCCCATATTGTATGGGTTGGTATTTACACCGTCAATTCTTAAGCAAAATCTTTGTAACGCTACCGTGATTGATAGGACTGGCATTCAAAATAAATTGAAGCCACATATAAGAGCCTACAAAACTAAACTGCTTAATTCCAGTAAAACATATAAACTTATATATAGGTTGATGGAATCGATGCTCATGGCATGGTGCCGGTGGGCCTGGTGGGCACGGTACCACTGGTGGTGTTGGTGGTGTTGGCGGATTGCTTGGAATCCAGCTAGGTAATGGCGGACAGTTTGGATCGACTGGAAAGCAACGTCCACAGTCATAATGATATTCATTACCAATATCAACATTGAACCATTCCACCATTGCTGACGGTGGAGCATTTTCCAAACTGGCTTGTATATTCAAATAGCCGCTGTAGTTGTCGCAGTACACTGCAACAGTATGAACACCTGTTCTATTATCACTTTGGGCAGCGCCGGGATATGGCTGGGCAACTAAGTAATTGGATACTGACGTATCAGAACCCCATGACTGTTGTGAAAAGTCATCAGGTAAAATAACTATAGCCTTACGTGGACCAGGAAGTGGACCGGGTTGCAGCTCAAAGAATCCTTGTACTGTTCTTGAATGATCAGTATACAAAAGAATTTCTTTATTTGATATATCGGTAACAGATACGCTGTAATAGAGGTATCCAGGATCTATCTCGGCAATATCGGTTAGCACTAGTGTCAAACGCGCATGGCCTTTTTTTGCCATCGTTGGGCTGTAACTAAGCTCTTTTTGTATCTTTAACGCATCATCCCTGGCATCAACAACGTAAATAGTAATAGTCTTTCCGGTTAGGTCAATTGGCTTATTATCATAAGTTTTGACTAGAAATTCTACGTCGTTATCTACGTTTTTGAAGATACTGAAATCACTGCGATTCATCACGGAAGCCGAACTAATGGCTCCCGGTTGAGAAAGTTGAACTACTTGTGGATAGTGGTACAGATTAACATTTGCCATGAGCCAGCCCTTATCGCTTTATAGATTATTTATACACCCTTGGGCGTAACAGTCAGACGAAGGCATCTATGACTCCTAAATTTTGTCGAGCTAAATACTCACACACTTGTAACAAGAACTGTTCATGAACGAAAACATCTCGAAAATATTAGAAGCATTTCCCTTTCTGAGCTACGGCCTGTTCAGTGACCGGGAATATATCGGAATCATACAGAATTCCGATAACTCACTATTGTCAATGTATGTACTGGATATGATCCCAGACGAAGCATTGAGAATGCAGTTCCTCAAGTACGGTGAAGAATGGTGGTGGGGTAGTAATCGCCAAATCCCAATCAACATATTCTTTAAGGAACAGTTTTTACACTTTCGACCATATTTACGCCACTTCAGTCGTAAAGATTTTAACCTAGTGTCGGGACATGCGGTAAGCTTGCAAGAGACAATTTCACGTCGCATACGCAAGCGCCAAATTACATTAGTTAGACGCCTTCCAGCCGACAAATAAATTAGTTGAAGGCCCAAGTAAGTTTGAAGGCTAGGGCTTCTACTTCATCATCAAACGCGAACGTTACTTCAAATTTCTTATCATTTGAAGTTTCAACTCGCAAATTCCATCTTGTGGAATTCAAATTACACCAGGCATACATATATGCCACTTCTTTCAACGTTACGGGATTTTTGGGTGATACCTTAACTAGTAAGGTATTGAAGGGAGGATTGTGAGCCGTGCCCCACAGCAACCTACTCATGACCAGAGTAGTTTAAATGTTACGGCAGTAGTTACGTCGTCAAAGAAGAAATTGATACCAATCTTGCTAACATGATGTGGATCTAATGATAAGTTCCAGTGGCTAGGATCCCTGAATGTGGTCTCGGCACACCATTCCACTTGTTTCTGAACCAAATGCCCAATAGATTCAAATTCCAGACCAGCAAAAATGGTTCTATTAGTTGATTCAGCCACACATGAAGCTTGATAGTCTTTTGTAGCTTGATTAAAATTTACGAATCTACCAGAGTTGAGATTCATTTCGTGATCGTAAATTTCGAACAAAAAGATAGTGTATAGAACACCACCATTGCTCATTATTTCCACACCAAGATGTGGCTTTGTTTTGCCAACCTTGTTTGTGACACATAGATTTGTGTTAAAGCGGGGCTGCGTCGTCGTTTCCACTGCTTAGTACCTGCTCTACGATTAGGTTCATCTGAACAGTGATTGAAAGTGCATAAGAAAGGGCATGCCCTTTCTTAAACCAGTACGTATCATCGGTGGGTGGAACCCAGATGTTGTTGTCAATCTCTGCTCTACTTTTATTTAGTAGATGTTTCTTTGCTGGACGAATTAGCGCCAAACAGACAGCCAAATCAGTAACATTTTTGGGTTTAATTGTATCCACCACAATAAAGTGATTATGGATATGAGCCAGCATTTCCACAAACTCAGGATCGTCAAGTAATGACCACTCTGGTTCTCGAGCAAGTAATTCATCAAGATGTGCACCATCTCGAACATGGGCGTAGATGCTGTTGTTCAAAAAGTCCAACTTAAAGTAACCAAGTTGATCCGCTTCTTCGTATGGGATACTAGCCAATTGAGTAAAGGGGTTAATTGGAATATTCTGAAAATAAACGCCAGAATTGTGCCTAACGTAGTTCCCATCACGACCATGCATTGAAGCTGGAATATGGAGCAAATGTTTGAGCGCTTCGTTGCGATCAGCAAAATCCATGTCAATATCTGTCTGACCACTCATTTTATTTTTTATCGGTATTGTCAACAATCACTGAGAATGTTGGCTTTGGTTTTTCTTCGGCTACCCGTACGGTCGCCATACTAATACTGAAGTCAAAGGAACAGTCGAGTTCTGCCAATCTGGTTATCTTTAACGCTTCTATAGTAGCATAGCCACATCGTTGTTCTAGACAAAGAACAAATCCCATAATCATCAAATGCAAACTGCGAACTACTTCATTTGTGGGATCTTCCTGTTCCTTATGGGACAATTCTGAGACCGCACGAATACTGGTAGTAACGATAAATTGCCAATGCAACGGATCTAATTTACCCCATGAGGTTCTACCAGAAAACAGGTCAATAGCATTGGATAACTCAATCAACAAAGTGTCTTCATTGTCCCAAGCTTTAAGCATCGCATCAAAATCTACTTGTT